GCCCGGCAGCGTCAGCTTCCACTCGCTGACGGCCACGTAGAGCACCTCGTCGACCAGCGCCCACACCTTCCGGCGGGCCTCGTCGGTGAGCTGCTCGTCGATGGCCGCCAACCGCGCCGCCGTGTCCTCGCTTGCCGTCACGGCCTCGATGGCCACCCGGTAGCTGCCGGTCAGCTCCTTGACCTGCCGGATGATCTTGTCCACCAGCTCGCCGTCCACCACGTGCAGCCGCACGTAATCCGTCTCGGACAGCTTGATCTGGCAGCGGTAGAAGTCCAGCTCGGTCAGCCACTCGGGCCGCGGGCCCGGCTCCAGCTTGTCTGCTTGCGACTTGTGATCTCGGCTCGCCATCGTCACGCTCCTTCCCAGGTAAGGATCTCACAAAACGCCACGGCCCTCGTCAGGGCGCCTCGGTCGTGGTCGTGGTCTGCGTCACGTTGTAGGTGATGTCGTCGCCGCTGCCGTCGATGCCGGCCATCAGCTTCGGCGCGCCCTTGGCGACCTGGTTGGGCGTCTCGTCTTCCTCGTCCTCGTCGCAGTAGAGGGCCGGAAGCGTCAGCACCAGCGTGTCGCCTTCCGGGTGCGTGAACGTTGCCACGAACGACAGCGTCGAATCGCTGTTCTTCGCGTCGAAGTAATCGTCGTTGCAGGCCAGCTTCGAAAGCGTCAGCTCGATGGCCCTGGACTGGGCGATGAGGCTCGTCACCAGCCGGTTGTTGTAGGGGCCGATGTAGAGGTTGTTCTGGATCGAGATCGAGAACTGCTCCACGTCGGTGACCGTCGTGCCGTCCGGGATCTCCAGCACCGCGTGCTGGAACATGAACGGCTCCATCTCCAGCCCGTCATAATCGAAATCGCCGTAGGACAGCGACGTGATCTCCGTCTCGGACTTGCCGCGCACGCTCATCCGACCCGTGAACACGCCGGACTCGCCGGTCGCCTCCAGGGTCAGCGAGTCGACGACCAGGCCGACCTGCTGCAGTTCCAGGTGCGGCGCGTAGCGCTGCAGCGAGCAGCTTCCGAGGTCGTCCGTGTCCGCGTTTCGCTCCAGCGCCCAGTCCAGCAGGAAGTCGGCGTTGGTCGGCCGATACTCGACCGTCATGTCGCCGCTGAGCTGGTACTGGTGCCGAATGTGCAGCTTCTGCCTGAACCCGCCCCAGTTCGTGTTCGGGCGGTAGCGGGGCGTCTTGGACCGAACGGTCAGGCCGTTGTCCAGGTTGGGGATCTGGTACCAGGCAGGCGCACCCGGCAGCGACCCCCACGTTGACTCCGCACACATCCTGTAGTGCATCCGGGATCCCAGGTGCGTTCCAGTCGGTCCTCCGGGCATCTTCATCTCCTCCTATCAAACGGTCTTTTTGCGGCGCCGGAACTTCAGTCCGACCGGCAGCGTGCAGGTCCAGATGATGTCCGGTCCATTCTCTCCATCGGGCTCGGCCTGCCACTCCGGGGCGCCAAACCGAAGGCCCAGAAACCCCGTGCCGCCAAGGCCGAAGTACTGCACGCGCGGAGAACACAGCCGCTCCACGATGCACTCAAACAGCCACTCGCACGGGGCAAGGTCCATATACACGCCCATCTTCACGGCGAGCCAGTGGGTCCACTCCCACTCGGCGTTGCTGGCCTGGGGCAGCTCGCCCTTCCACAGGCCGATTACCACAAATGGGCAGATGGCCCGCACGGTGTCGAACTTCTCCATCAAACCGCCTTCGAAGCGAAACACCTTCCCGCCGCGAAGCGCGCCCTGTATGTCGCTGTCCGCATCGATCTCGTTCCAGATGGCCAGCCGGCCGCGTGTCAGGAAGCTGTCGCTCATGCGGCCATCTCCTCCTCGATCCGCGCCAGGAAATACTCCACGTCCTGCGGATAAATCTTCAGCCACGGCCGGGCGGGCAGCGTCACCTTGGCGCGCAGCACATACATCGGCTCCAGATCCTCGGCGCCCTTGGCCCGAAACAGGATGCCGACCCGGTCCGGGTCGTCATCGTCGGGGACCAGGAAGAGCGTCCCGTCGGGCCATTCGCGCGGCCCGCGCCGCCGCGCGGCCGCATTCAGCGGTATGGCCAGCGCGCGGGCGCGCACGGGCTTGACGACGCCGCCGAAATGCTGGATGGCTCCGTAGATCAGGTTCGTGCCGATCTCGACGGCCCTTGTGCCCTTGACCTCAAACGTGACGCTCTGCCGCAGCAGTCCGGAGCGGTTGGCGGGCGGAAGGCCCGGGGCCGACTGCTCGCCCCGCGCCACGCGCTGAAAGCCATCGACGACCGAGGCCACGACCTGATGGCCAAAGTCGCGCAGCACGGGGCCGGGATCATCCAGCACCCGCGCCATCCTGGCGAATCTGGCTCTGACCTTTTTCATGCCCTCGGCCTTCAGTTCCACATCACGCTCCAGGCTTCCAATTCTGCGCGGCCAGCTCCTCGGTCAGCTTGGCGATCAGCCGCTCACGCGCCTGCACCTTCGATGACCCGACCGCGATCATGTTGGGCACGGGACACTCGGCCGCCCACGCGGCGCGCGTGCCCCGCCAGTAATGCACATGAACCGGCACGCCCTGCACGTGCATCGTCTCCTCGCTGTCCAGCTCAAGGGGCATCGCCCGCTCCTACAATCCAGAGTCTCGGCCGAAATGCGCATCGTTGACCTCATACTCCACGCTCGGCGTACCGTCCGCTGGGGACGGCGCCTCCGCGATGCCCAGCGCCACGGCCCCGGCCGCGATCTTCTCCAGCCACTTCAGGTCGTCCTCGTGCTGCGCACGCACCGCGTCCGTGACGCTGCGCACGCCCAGATACAGGAAGTAGATGGCGATGTTGATGGACCGCAGCTTGATCGAGTCCGGGACCGTCGACAGCGGCACGCTGTAGCGCGTGCCCACGTATGAGTCGATCAGTGCGTCGGCGTCGGCGATCGCGCGCGCCAGCACGTCTGAGTCCGAAGCGCCGTCCCCGTCGAAGTCCGCCAAACGCACCAGCTGATCGGCCGGGATCCGGTCCTCGATGTCGCTTTGAGTGCAGTAGGCCATGTCACAGCTCCGCAGCAAAAGAGAGGGTGGGGACGCCGCCGGATGGCGAAAGGGCGGCGCCCCCAAGCGGGCCGGCGGGGGAAGTCGGCCCGCCCCTGGGCATCCCTTATCCGCCGTCGCCCGTCGAGCCGTAGGTCAGCCACCAGTGGAGCGCCACGATCTCCATCCGGAAGCGGGTGCCGTACTCATACTCATCGCGCTCGAAGACGTTGGCGTCGTCCACCTTCGTCATGGCCACGAACTCCACGTCCGTGCGCTTGAGCTTGAGCACGGGCTTGATGGGCTTGGAGCAGTCCAGCATCGCCCAGTAGCCGGACGTCAGCCTCGGGTCGACGATGATGTTCTCCTTGGGAAACAGCCCATACAGCTCGTTGCTGGCGCCCGCGTCGTCCCGCTCGTTCAGGAACAGCGTGCGCGCCGTCGCCCACAGGTTCGTCGCACACACAAAATGCGTCGGGTAGACGTTCAGGTATCCGCCGTCCGGCCCGCGGAACCCCATCATCGCCTGCACGCCCGTCGCCACGGCGTCCGCGTCGAGCGCTTCGTTGGTCAGGTTGTCCTGGGCGGTCGTGTAGCCCGACCCGGCCCAGGTGTGCGCCGCGTTGAACAGGCTCACCCCGTCCAGGCCCGCCACACTGAAGCCGTCCGTCATCAGACGCGTCATCCCCAGGTCCCAGTCGTAATCCTTCGCCTTCTGGGCCAGGTCCATGATCGCCGGCTTGTAGAGGCCGACGTTGTCGTCCTCGATGTCCGTGCGCGCGACGCCCACGGTCTGCTCGAACTTCTTGTGCGTCACGTTTTTCTTGTAGGCGGCCAGGTTCTGCTTCTGGCGGTCGCCCACCCACTCCCGAACCGCGCCGGCCAGGCCGACCAGCGGCAGGTCCGTGCTCGAACCCGTCACGTCCACGGTCGTCCCGATTTCGTCGAACCTGCTCGGGGCGCTTTGCATCGTGTCCCTGAACACCTTGCGAAACCCCGTGAACAGGCTGCTGAGCGTCGACTGATTGACAATCATCCTCTTATCCTCGCTTAAGGGTGCGCCATCCGGTCCTGCCCAGGCCCGGAGCTGCATCAGCACCACTCCATGCGTCAGGCGACGCGCACGCACAGCAGATAGACGTTGCCGCCCATCGTGCCGCCGGCCTTCGTCTGCCGCAGGTAGAGACTGCCGCCCGCCGCGACCGTCCCGTCCCCGTCGTACACCTCAGCGGCGCGGACGATGTCGTTGTCCGCCACGTTGTTGAGGCTCATGGCGTCGGTGATCGGGTTGGACCCGGCCGCGGCCGCGCAGACCTGGATCGAGTTCGCGTTTGCGCCGTTGGCCGCGCGGTTCTCGACCCATGCGTCGATGACCCGGAACTTGAACGGGGCGGCCGAGTCGTAGATCGTCACGTCGCCTGTCGCAGCGTCCGTGAACGTCTTCTGGATCACGAAGGGCACGCCGTGCCCGGCGTCCGCCACGTCCTTGGGGGTCGTGCCGTCGATCGCCTGGCCGAGCGTGCCGCCTTCGGCGTTCGTCTCGTGCGTGTGGGTGATCTGGATCGGGCCGGGCAGCGCAAACAGGATCTCGCCCAGCGTGGCGTGGCTCTTGGCCACGCGCCCCACGATCTGCACCTTGTCCGTTCCGGTCGGCTTGGTCAGCGTCCAGCCGCCGGCCGTCGCGTCCGAGAGGTACACCGGATCGCCCACGGACCCGCCGCTGGTGTCCACGCCGGTCAGCAGGTAATCGGTCAGCACCTTCCCGAACGCGTCCTCCGCGATCGCGTCGGGGCAGATGCCCGTGGCGAAAATCCCGGCGCTCGTGCCCTGCGCCTTCAGAACCACCTGGATCCCGCTCGCCACGTCGCTTGCGTAGACCAGATCGGCCGCCGCAACGCCGCCGGCGCCGCCCTTGGCGGGCGCTGCCACGCCCTGGCGGCTGTGCAGCAGCCCGTCGAACCGGGCATAGGCCGGCGTGTGGTCGACCCAGCACTGCGTCGCGCTCACGACCTCGATGATCTTGCCTGCGTAGCAGTTGCCCGACGTGCGGGAGACCGTCTGGTCGTCCGTGAACCACACGTCCTGCCCCTCGTCGGACTGGGCCAGGCCGCTGGACGCCCAGAGGCCGGCCTGGTCGCGGCGCACCTTGACGTTCTTGTCGCCGGCCGAGCCGCCGCTGTTGTCGCACTGCTCCTCGCAGATGCCGGCGAAGATGTAGCTGGCCGTGTTTGCGGCCGGTGCGCCGTATCCGGACGCGTTCCAGGCGACCGCGCCCCCGGCGTAGCAAATGTCCACCGCCGCCGGGATCTCCAGCTTGTCGCCGGCCCGGAGCTTCGTGTTCCTGTCTGCTGCAAGTGCCGTCATGTGTCCTTCTCCTCACAAGAGCTATGGGATGGTCCCCCGCCGCGCCAAGTGCGCGGCGGGGAGCCTGATGCACTACGTGGCCCGCGGCGCGGGCGCCTCAGCCGGCCTGCTCCGCCGCCAACTCCTCAGGCGTCAGGCCCAGCTGCCGGGCAACCTCCTTCTGCTCCTCCGTCACCGCGGCCGTCCCCGCCGGCGGCAAGCTGTTCGCGGCATGGCTCGGAGGGGCGACCAGCCTGGGCAGCGCGCCGATCACCGACTCGGCCTGGGCGGGGTTGTTGGCGGCAAACTGCAGCCAAAAGTCCTTATTGGCCGGCGGGATCCTGCCATCGGTCATGGCATTGGCAACCAGCTTTTCGGCCCGCTCCGCCGCGCGCTCGGTCTGCATGCTGCCGATGGCGGCCAGGATCGACGCCGTGTCCGTCGCCACAATGCCCAGCTGGTTGGCAATCGGCTGCAGGTCCGCGGCCGCCTGGAGGCTGACGAGCCTGGCTTGCACCTCCTCCGGCCTGGCGTCCGCAGGCACCCCCAGCGTGTTGGCGAGGGCCTGCGGAAGCCGCTCCACCACGGCAGGGGGCGTGGCGAGCTTGGCGACCAGGGCGTCCAGGAACTGGGACGCCTCGGTGTCGGGCCCCACGCCCAGCGCGTTGGCCACGGGCTCGGGCAGGGGCGCGGCCGGGTCCGTAAGCTGCGACAGCAGCGCCGCCAGCCAGTCCCTGGGCGCGGCGTCCGGCTGGACCCCCAGCGCGTTGGCCACGGCCGGGGGGCGCGCTCCGTTCAAGAGGCTGGCCAGCGTGGCCAGCAGCGCCACGACAATTCCGCTCTTCATGGTCGGCTTCGACATCTCTTCGTCCTCCTCGACAGGTGTGGTGGAGCCGCCGGCCAGCAAGCTGTTGACCAGCGCGGGCAGCTCCGTGATGAATGGGGTGTTCGTCAGGGCCGCGCTGTGCAGCTGAGCAGCCCGCGTGCGGCCCGTCACGCGGTCTTTTTGCCCGAACAGGTAGACAGGGGACAGATACCGGTAACGCTTCTCCTGGAGCGCCTGAGCGGCCCCAGGCAGCCACTGGGACACGTGACCCCACAGCTGCGTTCCGTTTGCCCGGCGCTGGACCCGGTCCACCCAGGCCGCGGCGCCTTCGCCCTTGGTGCTTCGCAGCGACTCGTGCTGCCAGTCGATCACCAGCTCCTTGCCGTTGGCGACAAAGTTGTCGGCGAACTCCTCCTCCATGGCCGCGATGTGCTCGGTCGTGACCTGGTAGGGGCCGCTGGGATGGCCCAGCCAGTATCCGACCTGGGCCAGCGGCACCCACTCGGGCGCCGGGCGATCCATCTCGAAGCTGTTGATGACGACCGGGGGCATGACCGCTCCTTTCAGATACCGATTGCGTCCAGCTCGCGGCCTGCGCGCCCAGCCCACAGCGGCGCCGTGACCAGCCCGATCACCGTCAGCCCGCCCACCACCACGAGCACGTACCCGCCGCCCTTGTGATAGCCGGCGCACTGCAGCGCCGACCCGGCCACGTATGCAAGCCCCACCGCCACCTTCGCCAGAATCCTCAGCGTCTTCATCCGTGCTTCCTCCTCTGCTGGTTAGACGTCGCCCGCGCGGGTCCGCACCCACGCGTATCCCTCGACCTGGTCGTAATAGCTGACCACGCCGGATCCGTCCTCGCTCTTCAGCTCGACGGCAAACTTCGTCCGGCCCGATCCGCCCAGGCTGGCTGTCTGGGTCGGCGTGGCGTAGAACGTCAGCGTCAGCGTCGAGCCCGACAGGCTGACCGCGTCCGCCTCGATCGCCAGATCGGCCG